AATCAAGAGTCACAGATGCAGACCTGTTGCTTAGAGGTCAAGATGGTAGTTCATTTATAACTGCTCTTACTCTTGATATGTCAGAAGCAGGTTTTGCTACATTTAACGATGGTGGTGCATTTGGTGGAACAGGTGCTTTAAAAATTCCAGTTGGTACAACAGGACAAAGGCCTACAGCCACAACAGGACAAATTCGATGGAATAGTACAGATGGTGCTTTAGAAGTTTATAACGGAACTGCTTGGACTGCAGTTGGAACAGGTTCATCAAATAAAGTATTAGATACTGCTCCATTAAATAATGAAAAGATTGCAGTACATACAACTACAGCTGCGGTTCATGATGGAACATCTGCGGTTAATCAACAATTTACAGCGACTGCTGGACAAACAGCATTTACGTTAAGCCAAGATCCTTCATCAGAAAACAATACACAAGTTTATATTAATGGTGTATATCAACAAAAGACAGATTATACTGTGGTTGGTACTACATTAACTTTTGATACTGGTTTAACAGTTGGTGATGTTGTTGAAGTTAACATGTTTACAGTTGCTACACTTGGTAATACAGATACTGTTACAGAAGGTGTAAGTAATCTTTATCATACAACAGCAAGAGCTAGAGGAGCTATAAGTGTAAGCGGAAATGCATTATCATATAATAGTTCATCAGGCGTTATAACAGCAAACTTTGAAGAAAGCCCTGCTTTTACGGGCAGTGTTGATGTGGCTGGTAACATCACAGTTGGTAATAATGATTCTATACTTGCTGAAAATAATTTAAGATTTAAGTCATCAGGTGCTGCTTATATAGACCATAATACAAATGGTCAAAGTATTGTTTTTAGAACAAGTAACTCAAGTGCACTTGACACCCAAGCTCTTATTATAGATCACCTTGGTAATTCAACAATTAGATCTGGTGGAAAACTAATCATTAACCGTACCGATAATGCAACTGGTGGTGAAATAACTTATGGCCCATCATCGGGAACTGGATTTACATTTAATGATGTAAACAGTGACGGAATAGACTTTAAGACTGGATCCACCATGCTAATGTCAATTGACAGCACAAACCAGAAAGTTGGAATAGGAACAGATTCTCCAGCAACACTTCTACATATCAAGAAGGCAGGTTCAACTTCAGCAGTACAAGAATTTATTAGAATAGAAAACAATGCAGGCGGTGGTGCATCTGCAGGTTCATCAATCAATTTTCATCATTATCATGCAGGTGGTGGTCCAGCTGGAGGAGCGAAAGCCGCTTCTATCACAGCACAGAATATGGCTTCATGGCCAGGAGGAACTCCTTCTAGTTATAGCACAGGGTTAGCTTTTGGCACTTTACACGAAAATACTTTTGCCGAAAGAATGCGTATTTCTTCTAATGGAAAGGTAGGTATTAATGTTGAAAAGAATGGTAATAGTATTCCGCAAAAAACATTCCATGTAGAACATACTGCAGGAGCTTCTGAAGGTATACTTATATCCGGAGCTTCTGATACAGCAGGACATACCGCAGGAATACTACTAAGAGCAGAGGGTGGAGAAGCAGATTCTTCACTTCGAGCTAAAGGCGCTATCTTTTTCGAAAGAACAGGCACTTATGGTGTAGGTAAACTACATTTAGCAAATAACATTGGAGGAGACAATACTTCAGCTACTCTTTCACATGCAAGAATGACTTTAGATACTGATGGAACAATATCTACTTCAGGAGACTTTAAGCCTGGTGCTGATGTTATAATGAATAATGGTAGAGGTATATCTTTTTCAGCTACTGCAAATGCTAGTACTGCTGGAACATCAATGGGATCGGAATTACTTGATGATTACGAAGAAGGAACATTTTCTCCTACAATTATAGCAGGTACAACAAATCCAACAGGGGGTAGTAATTTATCTCCAACAGGTCATTATGTAAAAATAGGAAGACAGGTTTGGGTTGCCTTTTATGTTGGTGTTTCATGGACCAATAGTCCATCTGGAGGAATTTATGTAAATCGTTTACCTTTTACTATAGCAAATAATAGTAATAATAACTCTCACCCTTCAGCTACAACTTACAATTTTGGGACTGGTACCGGAGAGTCACCATTTTTATCACCACAGCTTGGTCAAACAAATGCAAGATTATATATGATGGGTCCTGCAGGTTGGGGAGCAGCAGATTTTGCTTCTCATGTAAGTTCACCACTCTATATCACAGGACAATTTACATATTTTACAACATAGGAGAAAAAATGGCTTTAACAAAAGAAAATATAGTAGATAAATTAGAAATCGTTGAAGATGGAAGCGTTCAAATCAGAAAAGCTACTGTCATAAAAGAAGACGGGACTGAATTATCTAGAACATTTGAAAGATATGTTCTCCATCCAAGTACTAAAACAGGAGATACTTGGGGAGATACAGATATTTCTACGGAAGATGATAGAACTAAAGCAGTTTGTTCAGCGGTTTGGACAGATGCTGTTAAAAGTAGCTATCAAACTGCTTATGATGCTTCATTTGCATCAGAATAAAGGTATAAATAATTAAATGGCATTAACAAAAGTAAAAGCTAGTAATATAACATTAACAACTGCTGCGGCAAATAGTAATGATACTACTCCTGCCACAACGCAATATGTTACAACAGCTATTAATAATTTAATAGATGGAGCTCCTGCAACATTAAATACATTAGATGAAATTGCAGCAGCTTTAAATGACGATGCCGCTTTAAATACTACTCTTACAAATGCTATAGCAGCTAAATTGCCACTAGCTGGTGGAACATTAACTGGCGCTTTAACAATGAGTGATCCACCAACTATAAATAATGCAAGAGTTATAGTACAAAGAGCAAATGATGATTCATCAATAACTTTTGCTAATAATGCAAGTGGTACTCCTTCAAGTCATACTTGGGCAATAGGATTAGACTATTCAGCAAGTAATGGTCTATCAATTGCTTATTCTGCTAGTGGTATACCTTCATTAACCGGGAGTAATTTAGTACAAATAGACACTACAGGCAAAGTTGGTATTGGAACAAGCGCTCCGTTATCTAAATTAGCAGTTGCAGATGACAATAGTTTTAGTGGTGCAGACGGTCAAATTGTATTCTCTATAACACCTTCGGTAAGTAATACTGAAAGCGCAGGCATGGCGTTTGGCACTTATAACGATAACGATTATTGGAAACAAGGCATATTCTGGAAGCGCACTGGTTCGTATGGTAGAGGTGAACTGCATTTTGCTAATAGGGCAGCAGCAGATTCAACAACAGTATCAATATCTGACTCTAAGATGATGATTGATGAAGACGGCAACGTTGGTATCGGAACAACTGCTCCAAATGCTCCATTAACGGTTTGGACTGCTTCATCCGCATCAAGTCAGAGTGCATTACGACTTAATAATCCTGGTGGTTTTACAAATGTAGGAGCTGGTGCTGAACTTATATTCTCTCAAGATAGAAGTACTTCTGAAGACTATAGAATGGCCGCAATAACTTCTGGACAACAATATGCCGGCTCATCATCAGGAGCAGATTTAAAATTCTGGACACGTCATAGTTCCTCAATAACCAACAAAATGACATTATCGGCCGACGGAACGTTGGTTTTAAGGCCCAGTGGAGTCACTACAGGGCTACAATTACAAGGACGTTCATCAGATAATAACTTCTTTATACAGTTTAATACTAATGGCGGTACTGCAAATAAAGCTTCTATAGGTACTGATACTGGAAATAATACCTTACAATATGGAGCAGATAATCATAAGTTTGTAAACCAAGCAACTAATGCTACTGCAATGTCTATTGCTTCAACAAACGCGCCAAGGCTGCATGTAGGAAGTGGAAATCAGAATGGTGCTACTGGAAAAAGAGGTGTACGAACTGGTCGTACTATATACAACTGGTTTAATTATGGAAAAAATGAAGGACATACATATCTTCACATAAAAACAGACCTTCAGTTTCCCACTGGTAGTAATCCACAACCTACAATGTCTATGCTTCACATTAAAGGATATACTTATAGTGCAGAAAGTTTTGATTCAATGCTTGGGTTTCATAATTGGAGCGGCACTATTCATCAACCAATATATACAAATAATGGGACAAGAACTGTTGTGAGTTCTAGTTGGGCGCCATACAGGTCATCTGATAATTATGTAGTTATAGTTTTAAGTATTGGCAACAACTATCCAGGAATATCTATAGATTGGCATCAAGCGTTTGATTCATACACATTTAGGGATATTGATGTATTAGCTTTCACTAAAAATGCAAATACAAGCGGAGTTTATTAATATGGAAGAATATACAAAAGAAGAAACATTAGATATAATAAATGAAGGTGGTGGAATATTTCCAGTAGCAGTAAATGGTGATATTGTTAACCAGTATGGTCATTGGTTTATTATGAAAAATGATAAATGGGAATATCAACCTCCTGAATAAATAGGTATAAATAAGTAATATGGCATTTTCAAAAGCAAGAAGATTATCAGATTTTATAGCAGCAGATGGTACTATACCAACTGGGAAATTTGCCAGTGGGACAATTACTTCTGCTCATATAGCTAACTTAGGAATTACTCATGCTGATCTCCATACTAATATGGATCTTACTGGTAAAACTGTTCTAGTAGCAAATGCATCAACTGGCGATAATGATACGACCGCAGCAAATACGGCATTCGTACAACAAGAAATCGCAGCATTAGTTGATAGCTCACCTTCAGCTTTAAATACATTAAATGAATTAGCTGCAGCTTTAGGCGATGATGCAAATTTTAGTACAACAGTTAATACTAATATAGCAGCAAAACTACCACTAGCAGGTGGTACGATGACAGGCCATTTGCGAGGAACTTCTTTTAGTGTTGGCGCTGGAGATGCTGGAGAAGCACTTAATATTCTTGATGGTGGACACACGGGACAAGGAGCAGCAAATACAGTAAGTTTAGCTTCTTTTGCAGAAAGCGCTTCTGGAAATTCCGCGGGTCTTTGGATTGGTTCTATGACTAACGAGAACACTGCTGTTCTTGGATCAAGGACATCTTCGGGAAATTTTGCATTTCAAACTTATCATAATAGTGCTTGGGGCGAAAGAATGCGAATTTCTTCAGGTGGTAATGTTGGTATTGGTACTCTCGCAAATATTGATCAAATGCTCCACCTAGAAAAATCTGCAGGAACAACGATAGTAAAAACAGAAGTTGCAGCAAACAGCATAGTCGGTTTTGAAATACAAAAAACAGGCTCAACCACTTCTAATTGGAGAATCGTAGATGGACAAACAGCTAATGGCAATTTAGAAATATATGATGTAACAGATTCTCGCTCAGTAATGATGATTGATGGTGATGGCGATATTGGTATGGGTGTTGCTCCTGCCACACATGCAAAATTAACATTAGGTGGAACTGCAACCTCATACAGTTCGGTTTTAGCATTTGATAATAATACTGCTGGTGGTGCAACATTCTTTATGGTAGCGTCAGATAACACATGGTCAGCAGGCGCCAATAAGTTTCTCATGGGGCATGGTGTACCCTCTAGTTCTGCGGTTGACGTTACTATAGATGCAGATGGTAGAGTTGCTATTGGAACAGATACTCCAAGTGCGCACACTCCTTTAACTGCTTATTATAGCTCTACTAGTCAATTTAATATAGGTGGACCACAAGCTGGTATTTCTAATAATGTTTATTATAATGGTTCTGCTTATACAAATAGAAACACAGGTGCAGGTGGATCACTATTACAAATGGCCACTGATGGTAGTTTTGCATTTAGGAGAGCAACATCAGGTAGTTCACCTACATTAAATTACTCAATGTACATCGATGCAAATGGAGCTGTTGGTATTGGACCGACTTCTATATCTTCAGGCGTAAAGCTAGAGGTAACTGGTGGTAAAATATACGTACCAGGTCATAACATACAAGCACAGACTGCTTTAATTGGTGGATATACTAATTATAAATGGAAAGAACAACCATCAAACAACGCAGCATCTGGTCCAACAAATAATAGATCCGCAGCCTTTATAGGGTCAAACTCATCGACTACTGGTATTGTTTTGCAAAGAGATTCAATTGGAAATACTTTTCCAGACTTTGCGATTACAGAGAGTGGATATACATACATCAACGGCAATATAACAATGCAAAATGGTGGTAATGATTCTGCTGACTATCGTTCGGGAGCTGCTGGTTATGTTAATTGGGGCTCAAAAATAGAAAATCATGGTTGGAAGAACTGGTCTGGTACTGGAAACTATACTGCAAGATTATATACACCTATCGTTCATAATGAAGGAAATATGTTTCAACTAGAAATCGATGTATTTGGATATAGTACGGGTGGTTATGCTCAAAGATACATTGGTGGAGGATATGCTTATTCGGGAAGTTCATTAATAGCACACGGTACTGTAGCACTATCTGGAACTTTAACACATAGATTAACTACAGCAACACATCCAAACTTTAATTCAACAGTGGTTTGTTTTGATATAGGTCATACTAATAATAACGGAACAGCTTATTATAATCATATGAGATGGAGATATCAGGGTTGGAATGGTAAGAAATCAGAAGATTTTGTTTGGTCAGCAGTAACAACATAGGAGAATTAAATGAATGATTTTACAGACGCACCATGGTTAAATAATACGCCTCCTCCACAGGAGATTACAGACAAAATAGAAGAATTAAATGGTTATATTAACAGGAGAATTCAGGCTTATAATAGAATAGAAGAACAATTAGATCTTCTATTTAAAGACGTAGATGCAGGTAAATTTGGAGATGATGCTAAAACTGGTTCATGGTATTTACATGTAAAATCAGTAAAAGACGATTATTTAAAACCAAGTAATCCCGAAACATTACAAGAAGAATTAGATTCGCTAATAACGAAACACCACGGGTAGATAAATAGTTATTGGAAGGATAAATCGGTATAAATAGTAATATTAACCTTGGAGAGTGAAAAGGTAAATGGCAACACAACACAATTTTAGAATTAAGAACGGCTTAGAAGTCGCAGGTACCGAGCGTATCTCATCTGCTGGTGCCATAACTCCACAATCATTAACTGTAACTGCTGATGCTAGTGTAGGTGGAAACCTAACAATTACTGGTAATCTTGTAGTTAATGGTAGTACAACAACTATTGATACTGCAACTCTAAGTGTTGAAGATCTTAATATTACTGTTGCTTCAGGTGCCGGTAATTCATCTGCTGCAGACGGAGCAGGCCTTACCATAGCTGGAGCAAGTGCAATCTTTGCTTGGGATCACGCACAAGGAGCAATGACACTTAATAAAGAGCTAAGACTTGATAATAACAAAGGTTTATTCTTTAGAAATTCTAGCTCTAATGGAACACTAGGATTAAAAGCAGACACATCAGATAATATTACATTTAGACAAAATGGCCAATGGGATAGACTAGTTATTAAAGATGATGGAGTAGATATTGCTGGCCATATTTATACTCCTAATAGTATATCTTCAGGATTTGCATCTACTTTAAAAGGATATTTTTACGAAAGTACTGTAGATCAAAATGGAACTGGTAAACCATCTAGTGTTTTAGGTCTTGCTGCAAATATTAATTCAAGGGGAGAAGGACCTTCTATAGACTTTAATGCTGTTTGGACTGGTGCAGCAGGATATCAACAAGATAATTGGAATGAAGGATGGACAGTAGGCCGAGTAGCTGGTGTATATGATTCATCGGGATTAGATACTGGTGCTTTAGCATTTTACACACAAACATCCGGTTCTTCAGGTGGAGCAAGTTCTTCTTCTTTAACTGAAAAAATGCGAATCACTAGTGCAGGCAATGTTGGTATAGGAGTAAGCGTCCCGCTCTCTCCTTTATCTGTTCAGGCAGATGGTGGTGCTGGAGTAGCTCGTTTTATTGGAAGAGCTGCAGATAATATTTCTAGTATAGGATTCTACAATAATGGTCAAAGCGCCGATTCGTATCTTCAAAGTAATAGTTCTTGGATAAGAGCTAGAGCAGATGGTGGTTTTCATTTCAGAAAAGGCAATACACCAATAGTTACAGATACAGACGGTTTTACTATTAATGGCATGAATCTTGGTATTGGAACTGCAGATCCCCAAAGAGAATTACACGTACATAATTCTAGTAGTGGTGCAACTCCGACAAGTAATAGTGTTGCTGTTTTTGAAGGCAATGATAATACAGAAATAAGTATACTTGGTGGAAGTAGTTCTGTTCTCGCAATTAATTTTGGACACAGTGGTGATAATAATGAAGGACTCATTTATTTCAATACTACTACTGGTTCAGAAAATATGCAACTCCAGTCTACAAAAGACATTACATATCAAGTTACTTCAACTAACTCTACTGCAGGACACCACATATTTAAGTCTCATAATACAGAGATTATGAAAATTGATGGTCAACATAATAGAGTTGGTATTAATGTAAGTCCAGGATCTGCACTTACAGTTAAACCATCTGGAAGTATAGGTGATGGTGCTAATATTGTAGATTTTATAGGATCAGATATAAATCAAAGATTAATTGTAGCCAATTTTGCATGTGGATCAGATGAAGACCGTGTAGGTTTTATTTGGGAAAATCAAGGTGTAGCATTATGGCGTAACTGGATGGATGATGATGGCCATTTAAGATTAAAATCAAGCAATCCAACACATGACCATGATGGAAAAAGAGTCGTAACAGAAACATTAGTTACAGGAACTTCTGGAGGTTTCTTAGAACAAGTAAGAGTTTATCCAGGAAACGTTGCAAACTATACTGGAGATGTAGAAGGTGGTGTTAATAAAGGCGGAACACAAATCTGGATTTTTAGTATACAAGGAAATAACACTTGGTATAAAGTATTAACAAATATGCATGATATGACATTTGAAATGTTCACAGCAATAGGTGATGCTGGATCCCGTGACCAAGCATCTTATTCAGTTAATATGACATCACCGGCTTATGGTGTGAGTAGTTTAAATCAAAATTATTATCATAATGGTGGTTGGAATACTGGAAGTTTTGAATACCGATTTGTGGCTACACCCGGAAATAATGCACAATATGATTTAGAATGTAGATTTACGAGTTACTACTCTTCATCTAATGTAGCAACTGGTTATATACATATGAGGAGATTATATTAATGGCTAAAACAGCAACAATTACAAGTTATCAAGAAGATTTTGATAATAGTCAAATGATAGATTGCCCTGCAGATATTATTGCAGCAAACGACATGATGAATGAAGGAGATCAAATTAACGAGATTTTATTAACTCATCCACTACCATATAAAGTGGAATTTAAAGATGGATCAACTTCTCACGGTCAATCATATTATAAAACAGAAGAAGAAGCAGAACAAGCTAAAATAGACTGGGAAAGATAAATTAGGATATAAATAGTAATATGGCATTAACAAAAGTACCAAGTAATTTAGACGCAACTATAGCTACTACTCAGAGTGCGAGTGATAATAGCACAAATGTTGCAACTACAGCATATGTAACAACCGCTATAGCAAATTTAGTGGATGGTGCACCTTCAACTCTAAATACATTAGATGAAATCGCTGCAGCTTTAAATGACGATGCAGCTTTAAATACTACACTTACAAATAGTATTGCTCTTAAAGCGCCATTAGCAAACCCAGATTTTACTGGTCAATTACAAGTTACGAATTCAGCTACAACAGTACAAGAACTTATCGTTACCGGTAATAATACAAGGTCAGCACTTAGCTTACAATCGAAAGATCCTTCTGGGGGAACAGTTGATTTAAGAATGCATTCTTTAGGCGATGGTCCAAGAGGAGAAATATTTACATTTTCAAATCATGACTTAGCATTTGCTACAAACAATAGTGCTCCTAAAATGACACTTGATACTGGAGGAAGGTTAGGAATACAGCAAACACCTACAGCAAATAATTTTACTTTACAAGTTAAAGGAATACAAACAGACGGTTCAGATGGTAGAGTAGCTTACTTTAAAGGATATGGATCACAAACTTCTATTGGAAGTACTGGTCCATCAGTAGTTATACAAAATGCAAATAATACAACAAATAATTATACTAAACTAAGTTTTGAATCAGCCGGTGCTGGAGAAACTGTTTCGATAAATTCACAGAATATAGACCATACAAATCATTATGGTGATATGGCTTTTAATACTAGAGGCTCTGGTGGATATTATGAAAAGGCACGTATTAAAGCTAATGGACACTTAGAATTTAACCCGGTTAATTCTTTTGCAGCTTTAAATAATAGTATTCTATCAAGTTCAAATACATATCTATATATGATGGGTGGAGCTGCTGGATTATACTTAGCAAATAATTCTGGCCTTGATACTTCTATTGGTATAAGAGACGCAAATTATATAGACTTCAATACAAGTAGTGGTGAAAAGATGAGGCTTACCAGTGCTGGAATTCTTGATATCGGTAAAGCATCGTTTTCTAGTTATCCCGCTGGCTCAAAATTAAATGTTTATGCAGATGGAGAAGGAATTAGATTAGATGGAACTGGAGGTACAACTAGAAGACTAAGATTTAGAAATGTTGGTGCTGGAACCGGTCCTGGGGAAATTGTTGCTGATGGTTCATTGATAATTAAAAATGAAGATGCTAATGCTTATCTTAATTTAAGCTCTATAAGAAATATAGAATATCAAGTTACATCAGGAAATGGTACTGCTGGGCATCATATATTTAATTCTTATAATACAGAAATTATGAGACTTGATGGTGCTAGTAATAATGCAAAATTTACATATCCGATTCTTCAAGGTGGTTCAACATCATCAGTTGGAATTGGTTCAACAATGGCCGATGTTAATGGAGCAGAACTTGGACCAGGATATTTAAACCTAGCTAGAGACGATACTGTAGATGCTAAACAAATCAGCTTTAGTAAAAATGGTGTAAGAGTTTCTGATATATCTACTACAGATAAAGGTATTTTGTGGGAAGTTTTAGAATCATCGGGTAACGCAGCTGCTTTCCAAGTGACAAATGGTGTAGGACAAACTGTTTGGGGTTCCATGAACGCTCAAGGGCATAAATGGCAGGATAATGTTTATAATGCGTTCTCAGCTGGTGGAATGTCAATGGGTTCTGATAGTTCAAACACTTCACACATGTGGTGGAATGTTTATGATACAGGATCGAAACATGGTGTATCTGCTGGTTATGGAATGGATGAATATGTATCAAATTCAACTGGTGATTATACTATTCGTATGTCAGATAGTTCTGGTTTCGTAGGAGATGGAGTAGTATTAACAGAAAGATATCGATTCACTAATAAAGGTTCATTAAATATTTATGCAACTGGTAGTCAAAACGAAACTAATGATGCAAAAATATATGTAGTAAAAAATAGTTCTTCAGATTGGTCTATGAGTTTAATATCTGGTGCTGATGATTACGGAATTAGAGTAAGAGGTAACGGGGCTTATGCATTTGGATGTATTGATCATAATGCAAATAGTTATAGAGCTAGAATACATTATAGTGGATATATTTACTCATCTGATGGTACAATTCATGATATTGATTCCGATGTAAGATTAAAAGAAGAAATAGTAGCTGCTCCTTCACAATGGCAAATGATAAAAGATTTACCATTGCAAAAATATAAATGGAAAGATAGAAGACATGGTGATATAGATTCATATGGATGGATTGCGCAAGAGGTAGAAAAAAAATATCCAGAGTTTGTAGAACCAATACCGCAAACAAAAGAAGCTGCAGATGCTGGAGAACAAGATCCAGAATATTTAACTGTAAAAACTGGTGATATAACAAGAAGAGCTCTAGCAGCTTTACAAGAAGCAATGGCAAGAATAGAAACATTAGAAGCTGAGGTGGCAGCACTTAAAGGATAATTAAATGGCAAACACAAAACTACCAGCACGATTATTAGATACATCAGCGATCCCGGCGTTAAACGTTACTGGGGATTTAACTGTGGATACTACTACTCTTAAAGTAGATTCTACTAATAATAGAGTTGGTATTGGTGTTGCTTCACCTGCAGGTCTTCCTTTGCAAACAAAAGTATCAAGTGGAGACAACAAGCTTAGGATGACTACTGCTAGTAAAGATGCATTTATTTTAGAGCTAAAAGATGCGAGTGGCGATGTACATCTTGGTACAAACACAACAGCGGGCGCAATAGTAATAGCAGATGGCGGCAAGGTTGGTATTGGCACAAATAATCCAAGTACAAAACTTACGGTTAAAAATGATAATGCCACTACAAGTTTTGGTGATAATAATATTATTACTATTCAAAATGCAAATACTACAGATAATTCAAGAATGGGATTGGCATTTACGGGAAATACCAACGTAGGTAGTGGTCTTGCTTTAGTAGAAGGCGTTAGTTATGATCAGTCTCAGGGACATACAAGTTTAAACTTTAGTGTTTACAACGGTTCTTGGCATAACGATATGATGGTGTTAAAGGCTGGTAGAGTTGGAATTGGAGAAACTGATCCAGACTTTAAGTTGCATGTTAAAGATACAAACACTCAAATTGCTATTGAGTCAACTACTACTAATCAAAACTCCTCTCTTTATTATATAGCTAATGGAGCGAATCAATGGGAGACTGGAGTAAATATTACTGCAGGTTTAGATTACGAAATCTACGATAGAGTAAATAATGGTGCTAGGATGGTTGTTCAGCATGACGGCAAGATTAGAATTGGTAATAATATTCCAATGTGGTCAGGCGCTTATGGTGGTGCTTTAGTATTAAAAGGTAATAATGCTACTAGTGACAGATATGCACAGTTAACCGTAGTAGATTCTAGTGGGTCGATAGCATACACTGGATTAATAGTAAATAATACTGGAAACGTTGGTATTGGTACTAATAACCCACAGAAACTAACCCATATAAGAGGAGCGGGCGATGGAACTCATCTCAGAATAGCTAGAAATGGGGTTTCGGAATGGGATTTCTCTATTGGTAATACATCTACATTGTCTGGTGTAGGATCTGGCGCTTTGGAGATTCTTCCACAAAATGGCAATTCAGCTAATGAATTTGCAATAGGTCAAGCGGGTACAACTGCCAGCATGCTTCACTTACACGCATACGGCATGAATTTACCAAAACAAACCGTTTTTTCAGCAGCTCTTCCTGCTGTGACAAATGGTGGTAACACAATTGTTTGGGGTGGGGAACACTTGGATGTAGGTGGAAACTTTAATACATCAAATGGCAGGTTCACAGCACCTATAGGAGGCAACTACTTCTTTTCTTTTTGGTTGTTGCTAGACCCTTCAGGCGCAGGAAACTATTCAAGAGTATTATTTAAAAAAAATGGCAGCGTTTCAACGCAATGGACAGACAATTTAGAGTCTACAGATGCTGGGGCAACCGCGGCTTATCATTCGGTAGGAGGATCAGCAGTCATACCTATGGCTGCAAATGACTACATTGAACTTCATAACGACGGGCAAAACCCCACATACGGAACATCATACGGAAACTTTAGCGGATTTTTAGTTTCTTAATAAAACGGAGAATAATATGGATTATACAATAACACTATCAGATACAGAAAAGAAATGTATGGAATACATAGCTGTTGATGTGGACGAGTGGATTACAAATGCAGCAACTAATAGAGCGGCAGTAGCTAAGCAAGAAATACTTAAATTGAATATGGAATATTGCAATGAGAATAGTGTAACTATTGCTACGGGTGAAGATGCGCAAATAACTCAAGCCTATACATTAGGTGTTATAAAAAAATTAGCAGATGCTTCTACTTCTACACCATAATAGGATATGAATAATTAAATGGCAACTCAAGTAAAAACAGGATTAATAGCAAACGATGCAATTACAGATGCAAAGATTGCTAATGTAGCTTTAACAGGTGTTACTGCCTCAAGTGGTGATAGTAGTACCTCATTGGCTACAACTGCTTTTGTTGCAACAGAAATTAATAGTTTAATCGATTCAGCTCCAGGTGCATTAAATACACTTAATGAACTTGCTGCAGCAATGGGTGATGATGCTAACTTTAGTACAACTGTTACCAATAGTATAGCAACGAAACTGCCGCTTGCTGGTGGAACATTAACTGGTGATTTAGTATTAAAATCAGATGGTGGTTCGGATGTTATAAATGTTGTTCACTCAGGTAACACAGTACAACTTGTATCTATTGGTCAGAGTAGTGATAACTCTGGTAATGGAGTAATACAACTTAAAAGAAATAACGGTGTACTACATTCACAAATACACTCACACGGCAGTACATATTTCAATGGAGGTAGTGTAGGCATAGGGTTTGCATCAGGTACTCCGGGAAGAAAATTACATATTAAAGATGGCGGTCAAATAAAATTAGAAAGTAGTTCATCTGGCGGTTGGGTTGGTTTAGATTTTGCTGCAGGAAATGGAACATATGATGGATATATGGGAATGCTTGATAGTAACGGTCGTTTCTTTATTGATGTAGATTCCAATGGAGAAGATTTAACAATATTACAGAACGGCAACGTTGGTATTGGAACTTCAAACCCAGCAGGTCAATTGCATGTTTACTCTGGAGATGCTGGTGCAGTTACTCCATCATCGCAAGCAGATGATTTAGTTGTAGAAAACAGCGCAGAAGGTGGCATAACTATTATGACACCAGATGATCAATCAGCTAGAATTAGATTTACAAGTCCATCCACTGAGTCAGGAGATGAAGGTGGAGCAGACATTTTCTATCGTCAAAACATTAATAAGATGTCACTGGGTACTACAGTTTCAGGCGGTAAATTAGCTTTTAAATCTGGAGCCGGTGTTGAAACTATGATACTAGATAACGGTAATGTTGGTATCGGTGTAACTCCTGCAGCTTGGTATGGTAATGCTTCTGCATTACAAATATCTCCTACAGGTGCATTATATAATACAAGTAACTGGGAAGATTTAAATTTAGGTAATAACGTTTATATTAATAGTAGTGGAACAGACTCTTATATACAAGCTGATGCAGCCTGTAAGATACGATTAACAGATGCCGGTCTAATGGATTTCAGAGTAGCAGGTGCAGGTTCAGCAAACGCAGCGATAAGTTGGAATACTGCCATAGCAATAAATTCTTCAGGACAAGTTTTAGTAGGTGGAGCTCCTGGTGCTTGGGTTGATGGTAATGATATACTAATAACACACGGTAGAGGTATTTTTAAAGGATTTGGACATTCTGCGTTAGCTTTAGGTAGATATAATTCTGGGGGAACTGCTGGTGAAGCAGGGTCCATGCTTGCGTTCTTATATGGAGGAGCCGGTATTGGTACTATCAGCATTACAACTAATTCAACTCAATATAACACAACTTCAGATATCCGTTTAAAAGAAAATATACAAACCATTGTTGATGGTAGTAGTAAAATAATGGCAATGAATCCTGTGTCACACACATGGAAGGCTAATCCTACAGAGGATGCAGTGCACGGATTTATAGCGCAGGAAATAAAAGATATTGTTCCAGAAGCAGTGACAGGAGAACCTGAGGGTGAAGAAATGATGCAAATGGATTATGGTCGTATCACTCCTGTAATTGTTGCTGGACTACAAGATGCTTTAAAGGAAATAGAAAAATTAAAAGAAAGAATTAATGAGTTGGAGAATAAGTAATGACAGATGCAGTATATTTAGCAAAAGAAGGGTTATACAATACCGTAGGGCGAATAGTAAACCAGCATGTACCAGCTTTCGGCCGGAGTGGGAGCAGAGGTCAAAGAGCATGTCTTGGATTTTTTGGAGCAAATGGAGCATCTTATATTCATGTAAAAATGTCTGCAGGAGGAAGTGCTGATAGAATGCATAAATTTGAATATGACGGTTACACTTACTCGTCTTTAAATGTTCATAATTCAGTAACGTTTTATACTTACAATGGAACTTCTACTCCATATCAACCGAGTCTTGTAAATTGGGGAGAAACCACAGGTGGAATCGTAAATTATTACTATTCTTCTTCAGATGATAAGATTGTAATAGTATTACAGACGAGTGGGTCATACACTGGAGGATTTCTCTATCATCAAACTGGACAATCACATGTTGACCATTCATGTGATGTAATAGCACATACTTCAAGTGCTAATATCAGTGGAGTTTACTAATGGAAGGTTGGATAAAAAGAACAAGAGATGATGGATTAATAGAATATGTGCACCCTAAGCACGATGAAATAATAGCTGCAGCAGAAGCAGAAGAAGCAGCTAATCATGATCCAATAACAATAACTCCTGAGCAAATGGCGGCTGATAATTTATTTAGTCTTCGTAGAATTAGAAATCAAAAACTTGCTGAAACAGATTGGTGGGCTAATTCAGATTTATCAATGACACAAGAACAAAAAGATTACCGTCAAGCTCTACGTGCTATAACAGATACATATTCATCATTAGAAGATGTAGTATGGCCCGAGAAACCATAATAATATGTCATTTCTAAGTAATTTATAGGTATAAATAGTAATATGGCTAAACCAAACAGCAGATCAACATTAATTCAATATTGCAAAAGGGCTTTAGGGCATCCTGTGATAGAAATTAATATAGATGATGATCAGGTAGATGATAGAATTGATGAGGCTTTACAGTTTTATCAAGAGTATCATGCTGATGCTATTGAAAAAGTATATTTAAAGCACTTAGTTACTAAAACAGATCAAACTAATGGGTATATAACCATACCTAATTTAGTGACAAATGTTGTAAGACTTATGCCTTTAACTGATTCGAATTTAACAAACAATATGTTTGATGTTAAATATCAAGTCATGCTTAATGATATGCATTCACTTGGGTTTATGGGTCAATTACATGATTTTACTATGAAGATGCAACATCTAGCTATGTTAGATATGGTACTTGATAGTGATGAAAAACATGTAGATTTTAATAGACATAAGAATCAATTAAGAGTTAATATGGATTGGTCTACTGATACTGAAACTCCAGATGATGTAACTATAGCTGTTACTGTTTCTGGTGGTAAATTCTTATTTGATGGGCAAACAACTCCAAATAAAACATTATCAATAGGGTCAACAATTACTTTTGATCAATCACATGCTTCAAACGCTGGCCATCCACTTAAATTAAGTACTACTATTAATGGTGCACATGCAAGTGGAAGTGAATACACTTCTGGAGTAACTTATGCTGGAACTCCGGGTCAAGCAGGATCAAGCACAAAACTAGTAGTAACAGATACAACAGAAACTTCGTTATATTATTACTGTCAAGTACATAGTGGAATGGGTAATTCTGGATTACTTACATCTGAACTTACACCAGGTAAATTTACTTATCTAGTCGTCGAATGTTATAGAATAGTAGACCCAGATACATATACTGAAGTATATAATGATTATTACTTAAAAAAATATGCTACAGCTTTAATTAAACAACAATGGGGTCTTAACCTATTAAAATTTGAAGGTATGCAAATGCCCGGTGGTGTTACCTTTAATGGTCGACAAATATTTGATGATTCAAGAGAAGAAATCGAAAAGCTTACTGAAGAAGCTAGGCTTAATTGGGAAGAACCTATCGATTTTTACACGGGGTAAGTTATGCCTAGAAACGTTTATTTTTCTCAGGCCGTAAGATCCGAACAAAATCTTTACGAAGATTTAATTATTGAGTCATTAAAAATATATGGCCAAGACATATATTACCTACCTAGAGATATTGTAAATAAAGATTCTATTTTAGGAGAAGATCAATCTTCTAAATTTGATGATGCATATATGATTGAAGGTTATATAGAAGGCACTGATGGTTTTGAAGGACAAGGAGATTTATATTCTAAGTTTGGTCTAGAAATAAGAGATGAAGTTAACTTCGTTATTTCTAGAAAAATATGGGATAGGTATGTTGGGTTTCAAGATGAAACAACCGAACAACCAAGACCTAAAGAAGGTGATTTAATATTTTTACCTTTAACTAATAAGTTTTTTGAAGTCATGTTTGTTGAACATGAACAACCATTTTATCAATTATCTAATCTTCCAGTATATAGATTACAATGTGCTCTATATGAATATGCTGAAGAAGAATTTGATACCGGAATTGCTGGTATTGATTCAATTGAAGAAACAGATACATACCAAGTTACTTTAGATTATTCTACCACAAACAATATTCATTTGCAAAAGGGAGAAAAAGTTACTCAAGATCTTACATTTGATACTTCATCTCCTCCTCAAGCTTTAACTAGTGTATTTGGAGAAGTACAGAAGATAGAAAAACTATCTGCAATTGCTGGTAGAATTCAAGTATCTCAGATAGGAGTTAGTGGTATTGCAGAAGCAAGAGACTTTATAGCTTCTTCAACTTTAACTTTAAAAGGTGATACGTCTACAAATACTGTAACAATTACTAAGGTATATGATATTGGAGATAATAGTGCATTTGTAGATCCTACAGATACGCAAGCAGAAAATGTTGCATTCGAAGTTGCAGCAGACGGTTTCTTAGATTTTACAGAAAGTAACCCATTTGGAGATCCATCGGATAATTACTAATGTTTGGAAGTCATTTTTATCACGCAACAATTAGAAAGTCAGTAGCCGTTTTTGGTACTCTTTTTAATAATATATCTGTCATAAGAAAAGATGGCAGTGGTGGTATATTAAATCAAGTTAAAGTTCCATTAGCTTATGGTCCTAAACAAAAATTCTTAGCTCGTATGAATGAAAATTTAGGTGATTCTTCAATGGCTCTTAAATTACCAAGAATGGCCTTTGAAATTACCAGTATTGATGTTGACCTAAATCAAAAACAAAATAAAAGAAATAAAATAACAAATGTAGGTAGCGATAGCTTAACACGAGATAAAATCGATTTTCATGTGCCATATAATATTGGTATGGAATTAACTGTTATGGCTAATAACCAAGATGATGGTTTACAAGTAGTAGAACAAATCTTACCATATTTTCAACCTGATTATACTGTTTCAATTAAACCTATTGATGGGTGGACAGATTTTAAACAAGATGTTCCTATTGTATTGAACTCAGTAGCAATAAATGATGATTACGAAGCTGATTTTTTAACTAGAAGAGTATTAACATACACCTTAGGATTTACTATGAAAATGTCATTTTATAGTTCTAAGGGAAGCCAAAAAGTTATTAAAGAAATTGATATTGATTACACAGATCTAGATAATAAAACTCTTATTTTGGCTGATCAGAATATTCAAGTGGATCCATTAACAGCAATTGAATCAGATACATTAGTTTCTGGAACACCAGGATCTGGACAATATAGAATTGTTACTACTATTGACTTTATTAACCAACCACAAACTCCTACATTAGAATTACAGTCTGATTCTGGCACGTTTAGTGTAGGCGAAACGATAACAGCAACAACTTCTGGATCTACTGGTAGAGTTGGAGCATTTACTCCTGTAGTTGTAGATGGTGCATTAATAAGAAATGACTTAGCAATAGTAGATGCTGATGGATATTTCCAACCGGGTGAAACAGTAACAGGTGGAACATCAAACGCAACTGGCGTAGTTACAACATGGCGAATATAATATGGATAAAAAAGAAAAAATTTCTGAAAGATTAGCTAAAAATCTACCATCAAAAAATAAAACAGATTTAGCTAAAGTTCCAGTTGAAGCAAAAGATATCAAAGATGATTATGAGTTTTCTAGAGAAACTTATAAAGATCTTATAAGAACTGGAACTTTATCCATGGATGCATTAGCTGAATTGGCTAGAGAGTCCGAACATCCAAGAGCATTTGAAGTATTGTCAAATCATATTAGAAATGTTGGTGAAGTAACTGATAAACTTATGAAGCTTCAAAAGGCTAAAAAGGATCTAACAAAAGAAGATCGAAAACAAGTGACAAACAATAACGTTTTTGTTGGTAGTACTACCGATTTACAAAGAATGTTATTAAATAAAGATGATAATATTATAGATGTCGAACCAGATAAAGAACAATGAGCTAGGTTATTTAGGCAACCCATCAGTTAAAAGAGACGGCGTTGAATCTGAATTTACCAAGAAAGAAATCCTAGAATATAAAAAATGTATGGAAAGTCCCGTATATTTTGCTCGTACCTATGTAAAGGTTATTTCTCTTGATGACGGTTTAGTTCCATTTGATTTATATCCATATCAAGAAAAGATGTTTAATCATTTTCTTAATAATAGATTTAGTATTGTTTTGGCATGTCGGCAATCAGGCAAAAGTATATCTTCAGTAGTATACCTATTATGGTTTACTATATTTCATCCAGAAAAAACAATTGCAATATTAGCTAATAAAGGTGCAGTTGCAAGAGAAATGCTAGCTCGTATTACATTAGCATTAGAAAATTTACCATTCTTTTTACAGCCTGGTTGTAAAGCTTTAAATAAAGGTAGTATAGAATTTAGTAATAATTCTAAGATTATAGCTTCAGCAACAAGTGGTAATTCAATTCGTGGTTTATCTATTAATCTTCTATTTTTAGATGAGTTTGCTTTTATTGAAAATGATGGGCAATTTTATACATCAACTTATCCTGTAGTATCTGCTGGTAAAGATACTCAGATTATTATTACATCTACAGCAAATGGAATAGG